CACAGCACACCAACACCGGCGCCCATCGTTTCGTGATAGGTCACCAGCGGTTCGCTGGCGCGCACGATGGCGCAGGGAAACTGCGGCTCGGTCGGCGGCTGCAACTCGTAGCACGCCAGCGCCCTTGAGGTGTTGGCGTCGATCTGATTGGCGAGAGCGGTGGTGATGGCCTTGATGTCGAGCGCCATGTCAGCCGATGCCGAACTGTTGAGCGCGACGCAGCGGGTCGAGCAGCATCGCCACGTAGGGGTTCTGGCGCACGCGCACAGCGCCGAACTCGCCGAACCCGGCGACGCCCGAGCGGTTGTCGCGCTGGTGGAGGATGTCCTTAGCGAGGATCTTCACCGCTTCGATGGCGGGTGCAGGCGTCGTCGCCCAGCCCCAGGTCGCCGTCACGCTGACGGATGCCTTGCCATTCCACACGTACCAGGCACCGGTCAGCATTCGCAGCCGAGTGAATGGCACCGTCGCCGTCGAACCCGAGCGGTTCTCAACCGGCTCGGCCTGATAGGTGCTGGCGGCGACCGAGGTGCTGTTGTTCGTGACCGACGTGATCGACGTGCAGTCGTCGATGTTGCAGATGTTCCAGCTGACCGGAACGAACAACCGAGCCGACGCTACGCCGGCCGCCTCGAATGAGCGGCCGGCGTAGTCGTAAGCGCTGTAGTGGGCAGCGTCGAGCGCCGCCTGGATGGCCGTGTCGTCAGCGGTGCCAAGTTCGTTACGGGCGTAGTCCTTGAACGTGGAAATCGTGACGATGGCCATTGATTACTCCTCGGGGGTCTTGCGTGGGCGGCCACGCTTGATGGCTGCCGTCTCCGGGGTGGCGAGCGACGCCGACTCGATGACCGGAGCGGCGTCTGCCTCTCCGATCCGTGCGAGCTCGACGTCGATCGCTGCCACCCGGTCGTGCTGTCCGGTTTCCACGCAACCCTGGCGCTCGATGCGCAGGGCTGCGCCGTATGCGCTCTGCATCAGGTGAGGGCGAAGTAGCAGGGCGTCGTCACCGTGGTCGGCGAAGCGAGCGTCGCCGGAGCGGTGCCGGTGAGGCTTGAGCCGCTCGTCTGTGCGAGCACCTTCGCCGACAGGCCGATTGCACCGGACACGACGGCGTTGCTGACCGTCACGCCACGAAGGGTCGGCACGGTGGTCGCCGCGAAGCTGATCACGACGTAGTACAGACCGGGCGTGGTGATCGTCACAGCCGATGCCAGCGGCACGGTATAGGCAGTGTTGGCGGCGCGAGCCGTGGTGCCCAAGTCGGCCGACTGAGCCAGCAGCGCGGGGGTGGCTGCCGACGAGTACAAGGCCACGAACCCTGCGGTCGGCGTACCGGCGGCGGTACCGCCGACGATGAAGGTGATGTTGCTGACGACATCACCGGCCTGCAGCGGAACAGCGGTCGCGTGAGCGACGCCGGTGCCGCCGATGGCGTTGTCGGTGCCAGCCAGCAGACGGGGCATCGTCTCGGCGAACGTCGAGTTGACGGGCGAGCCCTGGCGCAGATGGTCTTCGTTGATCGTGGGTCCGGCTTGACGGGTCATTGAGTGCTCCTGGTGGTGGTGGTGGAGAGTCCCTCGCCTGGTCGCGAACCAGCGACGCCCAAGGCGTAGCGAGGGGTATGGCTCAGAAGCCCGACGGGGCGGTGAGGCCGGTGCCGCTGATGGCAGCGACGGCGGTGGGGCGCACGCCGCTGGTGAAGGCGACGTAGCGGTACAGCTGGAAGCGCACGGTCAGGTTGCCGGAGAGCACGTCGGGCAACACGCGAGTCTTCACGGCACCTTCCATGAGGTACGACTGTTTCAGGTCACCGGCGAAGATGCGGTCTTCGTTGGTGCCAGCGCCCAGCGTGGTCGGGATCGTCGCGTCGACGTACACCGGCAGGCCGAGGATGGTGCCGACGTAGCCCTGTGCGGCGACGTTGGTCACGACGCCGCCCGCCATGTAGGGACCATTTGCCACGGGGACGACGAACGGGCGGTTCTGGCCGTCGAGCGCAGCGGTGATCCAGTTCCAACGGCGGGGGTGCATCACCAGCGCAGTGGCGGGGATGAAGCTGTTGGTGTGGACGCTGTTGATGGCCTGCGCCAACGGCGTGTAGGTCAGCGGCACGGTCGGCGAACCCGAGGTGAACGTCACTGCGCCGATGCCCGAGGTACCGAGGATGCCGGTCACCTGGCCCGAAGCGCCTGAGCCGTTCCAGATCTGGAGGCCGAGGGCACGCTCGTAGTCAGCGAGCAGCTGGTTGTAGATCAGCTTGTCGATGCCGCCGGCGAGGGGCGACTGCTCGATCAGCTGGATGGCCACGTCTTGCTGGCCAGCGATGGTACGCACCGGGGCGGTGACGGTGGACGTCACCATGTCGGTCTCCTGCACTGCACCGTTGTCTGCCGTCTGCACACCGACCTGGGGGCCGGTGGTGATACGCGGCAGGTTGATCGAGTCGGTGCCAGCCGGGAGCGGCAACTGCGACACCAAGTTGGCGGCGACGCGACCGGCGCGGGGGAAGTCACCGAACATGTCCACCAGCCAGAGCGGCGGCACGAACTCGCCAGCAGAACCGTCGACGCGAGTGATGTCACGCGACTCGACTCGCACTTCCTGAGCGTGGCGCTTCAGGCGCTCCCAGGCGCCCTGGTCGTTGCGCTGCGTGGCGAGGATGGTGTCACGGATGTGGCTGAACTCGCCGTGCGCCGAGTAGGTGTGCGGCTCGTTGCGCACGCTGATCGTCGGGAACGACTTGGCGGCGGCGGCGTTGCGCTCGGCGAGGTTGGTCAGTTCGGCGATGCGAGCGTCGATGGCTTCGGCGGCCGACTTGGCGTCGCGCACGATGGCGAGCTCTTCGTCGGTGATGCCCCGGCTTTCGGCTTCGGCGGCGGCAACGACGTCGTTGGCCGGCTTGATCAGTGCCTCGCGCTGTTCGCGCGCGAGGTCGAGGATGGTCTTGGTCATGATGATTCGCCTCCCAGGCGGGTTGGTGTGTTGGGATGCGAAGTGGTGGCGGGTCCAGTGGTGGCGCTGTGCGCTCCGGCTGCTGCTCCGGCTTCTGTTGGTGCCCGGCGTCAGCCGAGCGAGGCCAGCAGCGAGCGGGCCTCGGCCAGACGAGCGGCCGATGCGGCCTGCATGTCTGGCAGTTCTGTTTCCGTCTCGACCGAGTTGTCGGCCGAGCTATCGGTACTGGCGTCGGTCGATGCGTCGGTGATGGTGGCACCGTCGATGCAAACCTCGCCGCCGCCAATGTTGGTGATGATGGCGTCGCGCTGCTCAGGCGGCAGTGCCCGCAGGCACAGTTCGAGCTTCTCGGCGCTCATCAGTTCGGCGCTGGTCGAGTCGTACCACGGGTACGTCACGATCGAGCAGTCGTAGAGCTTGCACTCGAGCACCTGGCGCACGCCGTCGACCACCGCATCCTTGGTGGCGGCGAAGGCGAAGCTCATCTGGTCAATGTCGCCTCGATCCATGGCCGACATCAGTTCGACCACTGTCGGGTTCGACGGGTCAAGATCAGCTTCGACGAGCAGGCCGGTGGCGTCGGTCGACAAACGCATGGTGCCCGACTTCGTGCGCGCGATCGGCACGCCTTCGTGGTTCACCAGGAGCCGCACGTCGTCGCGCTCGGCGAGCGTCTTGTTGAAAGCGGCGGGTTTGATGACCTCGCCATACGACTCGCTGTTGAACACGGCTGCGTAGCCGCGCAACGTCACGGTGTCGCCGACGGCGCGCACCTCGATCTTGCCTGAGTGCCAGCGGCGCTCGATCGGCTTCTTGCTCATTGAGCACCTCCGGTGGGGGCGGGCAGCGGCGGCAGGTCTTCCCATGCGCGTGCTTCGTTGGCGGTGAGGAACCCAGCGCCGATGCCGGTGCTGTACGACTCGTATCGGGTTTTCAGGTCGGAACGCAAGAATGCGCCGGTGTTCCATCGCAGGGTTTGCGTGCGTGGTGTCTGGCGCTCCAGCACCTCCTGCACGATCACCAAGTCGGGGTTCATCGACTCCATCAGCCAGGCGGCTTGCGCCGTTTCCAGGTTCTGGTAGGTGACGTTTGCGCCACTGAGGGCGGCGCCGATCTTTGATGGCGGCAGGTTGAAGCTGATGGCGATGTCGGCGGCAGCTTTCGTCATCGACTCAAGGAACTGCGACTCATTCGCCTTGATTTCCTGGCGCTCAAGGCGCAGGCCCGAGCCGAGCACTGCCGGTTTACGGTTGCGCCACTTGCCCATGACCGTGTTGACGATGGTGTCGGCCTGCTCGGCGGTGAGCTTCTCGTCGCTGTAAATCACCGCACTGGGGGTGGAGCCAGACCGGAACCAGTCCCGACCGAAGTCCTGCGCTCGCTTCGCCAGGTCGACGAGCCCGGACTGCTCTAGCGGCGACATGCCCAGCGGCTGGCCAGGCATCACGAACCGGCTCGGAATGTGCAGGATCAGCGAGGAATCGACCGGTTTGCCGCTCCAACGCCACCGCAACGGACCGCCGATCTGTTCTTGTGTCGCTTGCATGTCGTAAGGCGACAACCATTCGACCACCGACGGATAGCCGGCGGCATCGAGGCCGAGAATGTGCCCGGCAGCGAAGCCCCAGATGTCTCGGCTGATTGACATTTGCGTCTTCCACACTGACGGCGGCACCGTCGGCGATGGCGAGACGAGCAGCTGCGGCTGCACGGGGAGCATTTCCTGGACGCCGTTCACTGTGCGATAGGCGCGAATCGGCAACTGAGCGAACGCTCCGGCGCGCAGCGAGATGCACGCAATGACGGCAGCGATGCGCATGGCGTCCTGCGCCGAGTAGCCGTATGGGGCGCTGGCGTCTTGCAGCGGGCCGGGGACCGTGATGCCGTTCTGCCATGGGCCGCCATATGCGCGACGTTCAGTCGGGCCGGGCCCGCTGCGAAACAGAATGCTCACTGCGACAGCCTCCAGGCCCATACCAGCGCCACGGCGCCGCCAACGATCCAGCCGAGACACACCGCCGTCGTGGCCGCACCGACCACCAGCGCCACCGAACCGGCCACTTCGAGGCCCGACGAGATCACAGAACGCATCGAACCTCCTCGGGTCAGCAGGCGAAGACTGGCTTTTCGGCCACCAGCGGCTTGTCGTTCAACAGTGAGCGGGCCACCGTGGCAGCTACGAGCGGCGCCAGTGGCACGGTGGCAGTTCTGCGGTCCCACACGAAGGCGTCACCGATGCGACGCTCGGAGGCGACCACAGCGGCGTTGTCAAGTTGATCTGGTGCGACGACCGGGCGGGTGAGGGTGCCGTCGACGACGGAGCGCAGAAACGACCCGCACGCCGCCTTGTAGTCGGCCGAGGTGATCGGCCGGAGCAGGTCGGGGTTGAGCCCGGCCTGCTCAAACTGCTCGCGTGCCACGCCAAGCACTGCGACCGCTGGGCCGTTGCCGCCGTCAAGACCAATGCTGATCGGCTTCCACCGCTCAGCCAATTCGATGAGGCGACGAGGGATCCAGCCGTCGCCTGCCTGATGGGCGACGATCTCTACGTAGGCCGCCGACAGGGAGCCAGCGGCTATCGCCACCGACGCCCAGCCGTCGTGAACGTCGTAGGCGAACACGCAGCCGCCGGGGGCGACGTCGTGTGGCACTGTTGTCGCCGTTGCCTGCCAGGCATCGGCAGGGATGGTGGCGGGTGTGGCCTTGTCGGTGATCGGCATGTCAGGGATGCCGAGGCGCTCCCGGAGGAACTCCTCGTCGGGCATCGCTTCCCGCTCGGCGTGGATGAACTCCTCCGAGATGCGGATGCCGAGGGCGGGCACGGCGTCGTACCAGGCGTCAACATCGTCGGGGCTGGCCTGCTCGTTGGCGCTCCACTCAGCGAAGAACAACCGAGACGAGCTGCCGTCGATGCCGCGATTGCGCACGTCGTGCAGCACCGTCGATGACGCCATCGGCGCTGACGACGTGTACCAAATCTGCGGGTTCGGCCGAGCCGACAGTGTCGGCAGCAGAGCACCCATCATCGGCTTTGTCAGGGCGAACGCCTCGTCGAGGTATACGGCGTCGCCGGACATGCCTCGGCCTGAGCCGCCAGAGCGGGCCATAAACCGGAGCCGTTGACCGGACTTCATCTCAATCGCTTGCTGGCCGTCACCTCGACGGATGCGGGCGACCTGGCGGTCAATGTCGGGGCAGGATTCAACGAGCTGCACCATGCGAAGGAAGTGCTCAAAGCAGGTGCGGAACTCGTGAGCCGTGTGGACTTGCAGCTTCTCCCGAAGGATGGTCAGGCCGCCAAGTTGACGAGCCTCAAGCACACTGCCCTTACCACACTGCCGGCTGACGATGAGGCCGACCTCAAACGCCGACCACTGGTGATTCGCTTGCTCGCTGAGTGACTCGCTGAGAAACCAGGCCTGCCAGTCGTCAAGGATCAGCCCCGCCATAGCGGCGAGTTCAACGACCTCAGCTCCTGCGCTGGCGTGTCGCTCGCTTGGCAGACTCTGGAATCGTGGGCGCTGCGATCCGATCCTGGCGACGCTTGTCAAGCTCATCAAGTGTCGACACCTTCCCCGGCGTTGCCATCTCGTCAAGCTCGGCGAGGATTGCCGAGAGTCGGCCGGCGATCTGGGCGACGACGGCGGGCGGCGCGTCGTCAAAGTCTTGAGCGAGCTTGTCCCGCATCGCCTCAAGGGTTGCCCGGCGGTCGCCGGTCTTGGCTGCTTCGGCTGCGGACATGGTCACCCGATCAGTGAGAGCTGTTCAGCCACGCCACGGTTGCCTCGCTTGTTGTTGCAGGTCCAGTGTGTGAGGCGAAGGTTAGCGAGATCGTTGGTGCCGCCCTTACTACGAGGCACAACGTGGTCGATTGACGGACCCATCGGATCGCCTCGAGTTCCAGAAGTAAGCGTGATATTCACACGCTTTCGGCAGATGCCGCACTTCACGCCGTCCCGTTCGGCAAGGTAGTCGGTCATTGTTCGACGCCAATGCATCGCCTCTTTGACTCGGCCAGTGCTGGACGCTGCGTCGTAGAGCTCCATGACGCGCTCGATGTTGTTTAGCCGCCTGCACTCATCGCCGCAGTACTTGCGGTTTCTCCGCTTTACCATCACGGCGTCACATCGCTTGCAGCGAGTGAAAGCAAGTAACGAAAACGTCGGCGGCTGCTTCGCTTGCGCCGTGGCCGCAAGACCTCGACATACGCGATTGCAGTACTTGTTGATTGCGTAAGTGCCGCGTCGGGCGAAGAACTCGTTGCCGCAGTGCTCGCAGGTTGAGACGCTGGTTGATCGTTGGCGACTCTTGTAGCGACAAGCGTCGGAACAGAACCGGGCTGTTTTGTGCGCTGAGGTTGCCGCTACTCCACACGTTTCGCACTGGAAATGCCGAAAGGGGAGTTTCGCATACGGTTTGATGCCACCAGAAGCCTTCACCTTGGGCGGCACAGGCAACCCTTGACGGATGTATCTTCGAGCCCGGTAGTACTCGTTGTAGCAAAGGCGGCAACGCGTTGCCGCCGAGGAAACCGGCAGCGATCGAGTTGCCCCGGCCTCCCAATACCCTGGCTTGTCCATCCACCAGTCCATGCCGGAGGTGGTGCCGCAGTCGCGGCAGGTCGTATAGTCATTCACTGTCGGGACCTCCTGGGGTTCCGTCCAGACCCCGGGCCGTTCGAGCGGTGCCGGGGTCACTTCGTTTATGGCCTCTGACCTGGGGTTATAGCCGCCTGGTCAGTTACGAACGCATGCGCGTTTTAGGGCGAGGTGCGCGCCG